ATGGAAAGTTGGGTCGAAGCACTGGCATTGCCGTTCGCGATCTTGGTCGCGGTGTGTTGGGCGGCGCACAGATTCGGAAAGACGATCCGAAATGGCGAAGTCCAGAAAATGGAACTCCAGCAAGGCGCGAAGCTCGCCGATCAGGAGAGCCGAATGAAGAGGCTGCGGGCCATGCTTGGGGAGGATGCGTGATGGACCACGCGATGACCTTCAACATCGTGGTGCTGCTGTGCGGCGCCCTGTGGTGGTATCTGATCGGGGTGCGCGGCGACGGCGGTCAGCCGAGCGACCGCCTCCGCAAGCTGATTATGACCGAGGCCCTGAACGCGGCCGAGATCGCCCGGCTGGAATGCAAGCTGTCGGAGCGTGACCCGGAGTGGCGCGACAAGGCTGTCCGTGAGGCGCACCGAGCCTTGGCGCATCAGCTTGAGTTGGACCGCCGCTAATCCATCGAACCGTGTTTCAGGAAGTAGGCATGGCCGAACTCGGCCGCTTCCGTGATCTCGTCCTCAAGCGTGACCAACAAATTTTCAAGCTCGTGCAGCCGCGTCCGCGTCTTGCTGATCTCGGATCGTGTGTTCTGGGCGTTGGCGTCGGCGCGACGGAAGAGGTCGAGCTTCTGGGCCAGCATCCGGGGCGTCAGTTGTTCGTCGGGGTAGCGGCTCATGCGCGCCCCCGGATCATCGCCCAGAGTTGGTGCAGCAGCCCCGAGTTCAGTTGGTCCCAATCGCGGAGACGTTCGAGCTTATCGAGGTGATGTCTCGATCTCGCCGATTGGACACGGGCGTCGAAGTCGGCGCGGGCTTTGTCATACGCCTCAAGCGACGTGACCGGCTGGCCCTGATAGGTCAGGGAATGGCCCATCATCTGGGCCATGAAGATCGTGTGATGGTCCGTGTTGAAGGCATCACAGGCGCGGTCGAGTTCGGATCGCAGCGTCATTGATCGTCACCTTTAATATCGCCTTCGCGTGCAGCGTCGGTTAGATTCTGTGGTGACAGAGCTTCTTCGAAGATGTCCGCGAGCATCGCGTCCATGTCGAACGTAGTTGGGTCCATGATGGGCCTCCGAGATAAGTTGTTGTGACAAACTATTTATCGCGGAGGCCCGTTTTGGGTGTCACTACATCCCAAACCTGCGCTTCAGCATCGCCAGTTTTGCCCGCTCAACGGGTGTCTTCAGGTTCCATTTAAGATTTTCAAGACGCTCTTGGTGCGCCTCTGTCGGACGCCCGGCGCGCACAAGTTCGGCCCATTCCGCGTCCCTGATCGGATACCAGACGTTGTTCTTCCAGTGGACGTAGCCGTCGCCGTGATCGACGTAGATCGCCTGACCTGTCTGCATGAGGCCGGAAACGTAGTCGTAGGCGGCGGGCTTAAGCAGCCCGACCAAGCCGTTTTTCGAACAGCGGTGATGGCGTTTGGCTACGAACGCCTTGGCCGAGAAAACCCACGCCACCGTCTCACTCAAGTCTTCGCTGAACAGGTGCGCGGCCTTGTTCAGGTAGCCGTCTGACAGCGACGACACGAACTCGACGATCACATGTTTCGGAGGCACGGTGTCGGCGCCCCAAGCAACATCGAACCGGAAGTTCTTTCCCTTGATGTCCTGACTGACTTCGGGCGTGAAGCCTTGGGTCGTGAAGTGCTGCTTCATGTTCAGGTGCCATGCCGTCTCGCCGCCCATCCGACACGACGGGTCGCGCTGGCTCGCCTTGTGGCGCCAGTGCCAGACCGCATTGTTTCCCCGCACCGCCGACAGGGGCGACTTGCAGTCTGGACAGAAGCATGGGGCGGGCAACAGCGAACGGTCGCCATGGACCCACTGCCAGACGGTCTTTCTCTCGTGATTAAGCAGCACGGCGGGCGCCCTCCGTCAGGGCGGCGGACAACGCCATCAGCTTCAACTGGCTATCGGACACGAGGTCCGCTGGCGCGGCGCCGAACGTCGTCTTGCCCTTTGCTTTCGCCGCCGCCTTGCCGGTGCGGGTCAGGGTGACTTCCATTGCGTAGCGGATGCGAGCCTTCGGCTCTCCGGTCAGACGCTCGAACAGGTTGCGGTTCACGAGCAGAATGTGACGGGCGCCGTCGCGCTTCCTGAACCCAAGGTTCCGGCCCGCCGTCTGATTGAACTCGTCGATGTGGCGATGGCGCACGAGATCGTCCGTCCCGCACCATGCGTTCAACGCTTCCAGATATTCGAACTCTTCCGGCGAGCAGTAGGTCATGGTCTGCATGATGGTCTCTCCCATCAGCCGGTTAGACCCGCGCGCTCGGGCATGGGTCATCGTGTCGGGGATCGCCGCGACCTTGTTCGACACGATGAAGTGCGTCGGGTTGGCGGCTCGCCACCCGGCGCAGACCTTCACCAGACTCTTCGCCGTGATGTTCTTCTTGGGGTAGGTCTCAACCGCATCCCGCACGATCCGGGGCGTGTCGAGGTCATAGATCGTCCACGACACATTGCTCGCATCGTTGAGACGCTTCGCCACCTTGAGAGGCACGGTCTCGGTCGTCAGGATCACCGTGCGCTTGGCCGCCTCAAGCGGCCAATCACGCTCCCTGAAACACCATTCCTTGCCGATCCGCTTGCCGTAGATCGACCGCTCGTCGTCGGCCGCATACTCCCCAGAGTCCGCCGTCACGACGACGCTCCATTCCGAGTAGTTCGCCGTCTGGAAAACGTCGAAGGCTTCCTCGAACGAAATCTTGGTCTGAACCTCGTGCAGGATCGGCCCGCCGTTGGCCGTCTGGAACGCCATGAAGTCGCTGTAGCGGCTGACCATGGTCGCGTCCTTGTGCCAGACATCGACGTTGCTGTCGGTCATGTCCTTGACCCAATCCACGAGGGCCTTGGGGTAGGCGGCCACCAGATTGTCGGCCTTCACCTCGTCATGAACGAGAAGGCCAAGGTTCATCTCCCCCCGGCACAGTCTCGTGTGGTCTGCGTCGCGCTGGCCCAGCCAGTAGGACGGCGCCCACATCAGACGGGTCTGCGAGGTCATGGCCCACTTGTGGGCGACCGCATGAACCGTAAAGAACACCGGGCGACGGTCGCCGACCTCGCGCCACATCGCCTCGTGCATCGCCGCGAACTCGGTGATGACGGCGGGCTGATACTTCTCGATGGCCAGCCACAGATTGCCGACGCCATACCCGGCCGCATCCGCAAGCGTCAGGGGCCTGATCCCAAGCTGATCGCAAGCGTCCTTGTAGGCCCGATCAAACGACCGGATCACCACGGCATGATAGAGCGCGCCGTTCGCGAACTTGTTGAACTCGTCGGCCTTGTCCTGCGCGTTCTTGTAGTCGCCGAAGGCATACATCACGCCCGCCGGATGCTCCGACACCTCAAGCCAGCCCGCGATGCGCTGATGCTTCTTGAACAGGCTCGTGGTCTTCGACACACCCTCCGGCGCACACACGAATGCGCGTTCCTCGTCGCGCACGGCGGTCAACAGAACCTTGCCGATCTCGCGCGCCCCGCTGGCGCCGTCCGTCACGTTCTCCGCAAACGCCTGTTCAGCTTCCGTCCGCAGCCGTCCGTTGATCGCCTCATACTCGGCGATCCAGTCCGCCAGCATTTCACCCAGAGGCTTGGCGAGGCTGACTTCCGACCGGTTCGACAGGCCGCGGCCCGTCCCGACCATGGCGACCGACTTCCAGTCCACGTCCATGTAGCTGTCAGGCGTCAGGTCCGTATGGTCGTTCGTGAACTTGGCGCGAACCTCGCCGGTCTGATCGTTCGTCGTCCAGTGATCGAAGCGAGGCCAGACCGTCTCGCCGTTGAACACGTCCCGCAGGCGCCCGCCGCAGTAGTCCAGCACAGGCGCCGACAGGGCGTTGATCGTCGTGACCGACTTGGCCGAACGCTTGATGACCTTCGGCGCATACTCGACGAACAGACTGTCATCCCAGAAGGTCGCGCTCGATCCGTTCGGCGCGCGGTCGATCCACTTCTCCCACATCACGAGTTGTGGCACGGGCGTTCCCGCCGGGATGCCGATGGCGTTGGGCTTCTTGAGCTTGCGCGTCCCGCCCGGCAGTCGCCGGAACTTCTCGGGCTGGTTCATGCTCATGTCCGGGTTGATGCCCGGATTCAGGATCGCCGTGACAATCGGGTAGAGCTTGGCCCAATGGCTCATGAAGCCGTTCCGGTAGCCCTCCGAGACGGTCAGGAGGTCCGTCGAGAACACGATGTGGATGTGGAACGACTTGTTCCCCGACCATGCCACCGTGATCCCCCGAAAATCACAGAACCGGGTCAGGTCTTTGTAAAGCTCGCCGATCTTGCAGTCGGTTGGGTGTTTGGCCGAACGCATCCACGAAAGCTGTCGCTGGAAAAACGTCAGCGTCTCGTCGTCGAACTCGAAGGTGAACGCTTGGTGCAAGCCTTTGACGACCCGATCCATGGGCCTGACGAAACGCTCGCGTGAGCGGCCATCGGCGTCGATGTAGGCTTGGGGATCGTGGTCGATCCTCATGGCGTTGGTGAAGTAGGTTTGCTCCGACCAATCCAGCGACGGGTTCTCGGTCAGAACCTGTGCGACGTAATGGCTCCGGCCGTCCGCGAACTCGTTCTGATCGACCGCCAGATAGGTATCGAGGTCGGGACGGTAGAGTTGAGGGGTGACGAAACGGTCGAGGAAAAGGGTTCGGCTCGCACGGTCATTGAAGGCGCGCTCGAACTGTCGAAGCTCGTGTGGGGTCAGGTGTTGGGCGGCAAAAGCCGAGAAGTCAAAGTAGTTCACTGGTCATATAGCACTTGGTCATAGAGGTTGTGCGGTGAAGACCGCGCCGACCAAGTGAAAAAGCTGACAGAGGACATGACCCCTCTGCTGATCTTCACCGTAAGATTATTTATCACGATGGGTCATTTCGCTGCCATATCTTTCGTCAGGCAGGTTCAGAGGACGTTGCTTGCGTCTGTTCGGGTTGGAAACTTCCCCCAAACTGATGTCGTTCGTAGCGAAAAGCATTAGTTTGGGGGAAGTTCAGCGTTCATATCGAAAAACGATAAAACTTTCCCCAAACTGTTGTCATTCGTAATTAGACTATAAGGAACAGCAACAGTTTGGGGGAAGTTTGGAGAGCCAAGTCGAAGAACCCGCTCCCCCAAGCAAGGCAAGGACAGATCGGAAATAGTCAGAAGGCTAAAGCCGGATGACGGAAAGAACCCGCCGGAGCGGTTAGCTCGGCGGGTTCCTGTCACTTCTCTTTTTCGGAGGGCTACGAGCGAACAAGCTGTGAAAGCGGTAGCCAGATGTATTTAGCTCGCGTGGCCGGATCAGTGGCGCGGATCGACGAAACCCGGCGGCAGGACCGCCCGTCGCGCTACGTCATAGATCGTCGCGTCAGGCTTCCAGCCGTCCTCAACGATCACCGTGAAGCGTTCGCCCGTGCGACGGTCCAAGAGGGTCAGGGCGATCATGCGAACATTTTGAGCATGACGCCGGTGCGTTTAGCCCAATCCAAATAGTCGGTTGCATCGCCACGGACGATTTCGATTCCAATGGCTATAGAGCCAAGCCCGGTTGCAAACGTCGGGACGGCGTAAACATCATCCGCGTCGTATTGATTGATGTTGACCTCAAAGTCGTCGGACTTGACGTTCAGGTCAGTGAAGCCGTGGAGCGTTGCTGTGACGGTGGCCCCGCCAAAGGCGGTTTGAGTCGTGACCTCGCCGCCTACGAACGGTCGCCGAGTGTCGCTGACGACGACCTCGCTCCATAGTTCCGAACTACGTTCTCTGAACGGATTGTAAACCTTCGCAAGGTTGGCGACATCTTCGTTCGAGCCTTGAGGATCGACACGGTTTAGGGCGTCGAGAAAATCAATCGTCGTCACGACGGCGGGATGGTTGCGGTCGTCGATATACATCAGGCGAAGAAAGCTTCGTCATGCTCGCCCCAAACATGCGCGTAGTCGTCGCGTAGCTCGCGATCCAGCGCGGCGATCAGCATTTCCGGCGACACGGGGTGCATGTTGTCGCTGCTATCCATCGTCGGCGCCGGAACGTGGTCGAAATAGCCCGCCTCCCAAGCCTGACGCGCGGCAGTCTCAAGCGACACGCCATCCGGCCGAACAAGCTTGCGCCGGAAAGGCGCCTCGCGATGCCAGCGGTCGAGGTCACGCGCGGCCAGTTCGCCGCCATCGTCACAGATGCCCCGGATAGACAGGAACTCGCACAAGCTCGGATCGCGGCGCGGGTGGAAAGGCCGGGCGACAGGTTCGGGCGTGGTGATCCGCTCCACGATGTCGTCAACGGATCGGGCCTTGCGAGCCGCGACGCGGGAAGGCGCGCGGACGCGCCCTCCCTTGAAAGCCGTGAGACGCGACAGGAACCCGGCCGCAACGCCAGTCGAGACAGGCGACGGGCAAGGCGCGACAGGCGGCGTCGGGTCCGTGTCGTCGTCATCCTCGACAGGGGCCGAAACGGGCGCGCTGGAGAGGCCCGACAGGTCAGGAAGGCAGATGACGCCAGCGGGAACGGAAGGCCGCTCCACGGGCTTAAAATCGGCCTTGTCGGCGAGGTCAAAAAGGTGATCGCAAGCGGCTTGAGCCTTGCTCGCCGCCGTGAAGATGGCGCGCTTGTCTTGTTTCAGAACCTTGAGCCATGACGCCAGATAAGAGGCGTGATCCTCACGCGGATCGGCCGCGATCCCAAGGCGGGCCATAGCGAACGCGGCGCCCATTTCGGCGACCAATTCTTCAAAGGCGTAAGCTTGATCGCCGAACCTTTTTCCGAAGGTCCGGGCCAATCGCTTTTCGTGGCCGGTCCAATGGGTCAGTTCATGGGCCAACGTCCCGTAATAGGCTTGGACATCGGTAAAGGCTCCAGCGGGCGGCATTTGCACGAAGTCATGCGCCGGGCTGAAATAGGCGCGGTTTCCACCGTGGCGGACTTCGGCGCCGGTCCCGCGAACCCAAGTTTCCGCCCGTGCGATCCGTTCGACTTCCGGCAAGGGCGCGACGGCTTCGAAGTAGCTTTCGGGCAAGCCGTCGATTTGTTCGACGTTGAAAACCGCATAGCCCTTCGCGAACAGGCGGGCCTTGCCATCCTCGCCGCCTTCGTCCGCGTCATCGGCTTGAACCTTGAACGTCCCCCAATAGACGACGGGCGATGATTTCTCGCCCTTGCGGACGCATCCGCCTAACGCCTTGGCCTGATTGAAGGTCATCCAAGTGTGGTGACGATAGCCCTTCATTTCGGCCGCGCCCCACAAGAGCGCGACGTTCAGGCCGCGATACGCTTCGCCGTTCGCCCGCGTCGGGATGACAGGCAGACCGCAAGCCTTCGCGTTGTGACCGGGCGCCCAAGGGCGGACGCCAGCCTCAAGCATGCCGATGATGGAATCCGTGACGGTTTGGTAGATGTCCGCTTTCATTGATCTAATCCGTTGTTTGCGTTGACGCGGGTATTAGGCTTCGCAGAACAGCCAGCCGTTGACCGACAGGCGGTCGCCGGTCACGTCGCAGATGGCTTCGAAGGTGGAGTCGAGATCGACATCGGCGCGGACCCAGACAGTCAGGTCATAGTGGCCGCCGGTCAGTTCGATCAGGCGAGTGAAGTCGCCGGGCAGTTCGGTAAGCATTGAGGTCAACCTTTGCGTTGAGTCATTCGATACCCCAAACGTGAATCGGCTAATGGTTGTTGTCAACGCAAAAAATGTCGTCAACGAAAAAAGGCAGGGTCTAACCCGCGCAGGGTCGAGGCCCATCGCGCGCGTTTAGATCACGCGCGAGGATCGTCGTTCGATGTGCTGGAGCATTGGGCCTGACGATCAGGCGCGACCCTAAGTGCCCTGTCTTACGGGAACGAGGACAAGCAATCTCAAGCGGTTAGCGAGAGGGTAGGGCAGACCGTGCCCGAAACCGTGCCAAGGCATCGCATCGGAATCAGAAACGAGGCTCCGCGAGCATCGTCTATGTCGTCCCGCGCCGGGCGGCGCCGAGCCAGACGATCCCCATACGATACCCCCACCGGGGGGCTGACAGTTGCGGAACACGCATATTCCCCACTTCGGATGCGCGACCCAATTTTCAATCTGATCTGGGGACGAGTCCGAGAAGCTGATGACCGCGCTTGATGCGGTGAACGCTCGCTTCGGTCGGGGAACGCTGCGGCCCGGCGGCATACGTCCGAAGACGCCTTGGTCAACGCGGGCGAACAATCGGTCGCCCAGATACACAACCCGGTTCAGCGACTTGATGGAGGTTCAAGCCTGACGTTCGGATTGGTGGTCAAGCTGGACAATCGAGCCAATCTGTTTTAATAACCGACGTTATGGGACGCTTGCTGGAACGCCTTAAGGCGGGTTCGACCGCCTACAACGTGGAGCCGACCGGCGAGGGCGGCTTCATTCTCGTTCGCGACAATGACCATGCGGAAGAGTTCACGGAGCTTGTCCGCGATCTCATCAACCGGCCTACGGACGAGTTCGTCATCCTGCCGACGAGCGACGGTCATATGGGTTATGAGCGGGCTGTGATCCTGCCTCTCTGATTGCGGTTCTGGGCGAGGTTCAGAAGAACTAACTTCCGGCATTCTGATTGACCCCCCGTCGATCCATGAGACAATCCTTGGGTCGCACAGGCGGGTTTCGCGTAAGCGTTGGAAATGTCAGGCAAAATGCTTGACGAGTGGGCGACCTGTGGCAGCTTGATAGACATCTATCGCTGCTACGGAGACCCGGATTTGACGACCAAGAAGATCGCTCGCGGAGGTTTTGCCGCTGTCCCCGATCCGGCATTCGCCGAGGGAAGCACGGCGCGTCTGGTGACGGGCCACTCGCTGCAATGGCTCAAGGCCCAGCCGTCGAAGTCCGTCTCGATCTTCTTCTTCTCGCCGCCCTACAACAAGCGTCGCCCCGGTGGCGATAAGTGCGGCGGTGCGCTGTGGAACGCTCAATTGGCCGAGGGCTACGCCTCGTTCGGCGACGACCTGACCCATGCCGCTTACGTCGAGTGGATGCACGACCTGCTGACGGAGTGCTGGCGCGTCCTCAAGGACGACGGCGCGATTTTCTTTCAGCACAAGGACCAACCCTTTAAGGGTCGTCTCCTGACGCCCGAAGAACTGATCCCTGCTGACGTTCTCGACCATCTGCGCCAGCGGATCATCTGGCATCGTCAGGCGGCGTATACGCCGAACAAGAACTTCCTGAACCCGAGCTTCGAGTTCATCCACCTGCTGGCGAAGCCGAAGTTCAAGTTTGCTACTGCGGGCAAGCTGTTCGACGTGCTGTCGATCCGTCCGACTGCGAAGATCGATCCGAACCATCCGGCGCCTATGCCGGTCGAACTGCCGCGTCGTATCTTCGAACACCTCAAGCCCGAGCATGACATCATCTGCGATGTGTTCAGCGGATCGGGCACGACGGGTGTCGCGGCGCGCGCTACGGGTCGCCACTACATCGGGATCGAACTGGACGCGGGCTATAACGCGAAGGCTGCGGAGCGTCTGAACTGCACCGTCGAGACGCTTGCGCCTCCGGTGCCGGTGAAGCGTCAGGCGGTCAAGGCGACGCTGTTCAACGCTGACTGCCTCAAGGCAATGACGAAGCTGGCGGACGAGTCCGTGGACCTGATTGCTGTGGACCTGCCCTACGGGGTGTCGGTCGAGGCGTGGGACAAGATCGTCCCGATGGACAAGATGTTCGCGGAGTTTCGGCGCATCCTTTCGCCTACCGGGAATATCGTAATGACCGCGCAGGGTCGTTTCTCGGCCGCGCTGATCGCGGCGGCTCTCGACCTCTACTGCTATTCGATGGTCTGGGCGAAGACGCGCAAGACCCAGCATCTGCACAAGGACTATCGCGTCCTCGCGGAGCATGAGGATGTTCTGGTTTTCGCGAAGGGCGGCATGGGGAACAACGCGAAGGTTCACCCGACCTACAATCCGCAAGGTCTGGTCGAACTGGACAAGCCTGTGACTTCCCGCAACAGCCTGAACAAGGATACGTTCTACAAGTTGAGTGGGCCGTCCGCGCAGCGGGGCCGCAATCAAACTCACACGAACTGGCCGACTTCGATCTTGTTCTTCCCGAGCGTCGGCCAGCGGGAAAAGGTGAAGGGCAAGGGCAATGCGCCCCAAACCCAGAAGCCGGTTGCGCTCATGGACTATCTGATCCGCACGTTCTCGAACGAAGGCGACACGGTGCTGGACTGCACGATGGGATCGGGCACGACGGGCGTCGCCGCCCTGCAAGCTGGCCGTCACTTCATCGGCATGGAGATCGACCCCCGCTTCTTCGAAAACACGGAGGCTCGCATTCGTGCTGCGGCGCCTGACGCGGACTTTGACATCCGCGTCGAGGCTGCGCCGGTCGAGGCGGCCTCGGCGTCCAAGCTGTCCGATGTGCTGGAACGTAAGCGCGCCGAGTATCGCGCATTCAAGGAGCGCGAGAAGGCGGCGAAGGAAGCCGCCAAAGCGGAGAAGTCGAACGTCGTCACGCTCTCTGCGGCTTGCCGTTCGGAGCGCGAGAAGCCGGTCTTGGTCATCGACGACCTTTTCGACGAGATCGCCTTCCGCATCGCAGCCTAATGCATCCGCCTTCCGGCGCCGCGCTGTCGGCCAGTTTTATTCAATAGCTGGCCGCTCGCGGTGCCCGCGAAGAAGCGTTTCTCGAACTCGCGATCCAGCTTCTTGCGATGGTCGGCCTCGGCCTGTGCGGCGTCGATAGCCATGTGCTGCTTCCAGTAATCCACCGCCAAGGCCAGCACGTCGATCCGGTCATCGTGCTTCAAGGCGCCGCGCTGGGCGGTCATGTGGGTCATCTGGAAAACGCCCGATTTGATCCGGTCGGCGACGGCGAGGTCCAGTTTCAGAACCTCTCGGTCGATGACCAGACGGTGTTGCTTCATCACCGGCTCAAGCGCGCCGACGATGCGCCGCTCTTTCATGCCGTGGACCTTCACGCCCTCGATGCCGCACCGCCATTTCGAGGTGTGTTTGGCGAGCAGGATTGGGGTCAGCAGTCGGCGGAACATGCCGTCCGAGAAGTTGTCTTCCACGATGACGGCGCGGACCTCTTGTTCGGCCGCGATGGTCGCAAGCTTGGACAGGGTTTCGGGCGAGCCGCCGTCACCGGCGACGCCGCCCCACTTTGTGACGAAGACTTTGCCGTTGAGGAACTTGGTGACGACGAACGCCGTCTCGTCCGCACCCGTGCCCGAGGGGTCGATGTGCATGACGCTGCCGGTGTAGTCGGCCCAATGTTCGCTGACGTTGAAGGGTGAGAAGAACCTGTCGCCGGTGAAGCCGACGTTCGGGAGCATCACGTCCTTGATCTGCTTATCGTCGGCGGACGTGTAGGAGAGTGCGACCGGCGCCCGACTCTTATCGACGTTCATGACGATCAGGTCGGAGGTCTTGAGCGGGAACCGCTCGGCGTCAGACAGCGACGTGTCCAACATCATCTGCAACATGAACTCGGCCGCCGTGCCGTCCATTTCGCTTTCGAGCAGCTTGGCGTCGGTGAAGCGGTCAGGGTCGGTCGGGGCGCCGCCCAGAAGCGACAGGCCGGTAGGATCGCAGAGCGTCCCGCATTTCTCGATGTCGGCGCGGAGCAGCGGAGCCAGCGTGTCGCCGTAGTTCGGGAGCTTGGATTTCAGGGGGTAGCGAGCGGGCCAGACGCGGATGTCGTAGCCGCGTTTCGGAAGGTCGTTGTAGATCGACTCTTCGGTCTGGGGCGTCCCCAGATAGATGATCTCGGAAGTGTCGAGCGGCTTGATGATCTTGCCGAACTCGGACGTGGCGTGGCGCAGCTTGTCGCGCTGATCCTCGGTCGCGGAGTTGCGTTGGTTCTCAACGTCATCGCCGATCAGGATGTCGGCGCGGTTGCCCGCCAACTGGCCGGTGATGCCGAGGCATTTGACGGAGGGCTGCTTGTTCGACTTGGCCGGGCCAACATCGAACGCCAGCGTCGAGGATCGCTGATCGCGGCCGGGGCGCAGTTCGGCCCATAGCTGATCGCCCGCCTCGTGAAAGATGATCGACTTGATGAGGTTGGCGTTGTCGGCGGCGCCGCTTTCACCGGCCGAGACAATCAGAACCGTCTTCTGCGGATCGCGCCAGAGACACCAGACGACATAGGCGCAGGTGATGAAGGACTTGCCGATCCCGCGCAGGGCTTCGATAGCGCGGCGGGTGGGGCCGCTTTCAAGGTAGCGGGCGATGTCCTCTTGGATGCGGGTCGGCTTGGGGAGGCCGAGGACGTATCGCCAGACGTAGCGGACGAAGTTGATGAAGGATCGCTGGAGCTTTTCGCGGGGCGTTTCAGTGCGTTGTTTCAAACAATGGAAGGCATGACCCAACCGCCCGCCGGTGAAGGCGGACGGTCGGTCTGCATGGGGGCTTGGGTTATTGCGGCGTCATCCCCGACAGCACCTCGTCGTCGAGGTCGAGGTCGGCGAGTTTAGCCGTGAGGTCGTCGAGGCGCGGCGATGATGCCGAGGCGGCGACGCCGTTGTCCTTGAGGAACTTGATGGCTTGAGCGATCAGTTGCGGCGAGATCGCTTTGCTCGGGTCGCTGGGATCGGCTTCGGCCCGCCACGTCGCTCGGTCCAGTTCGTTCGACAGGAGCATGGCGACAGCGGCGTGAAGCTGATCCAACGCCTTATCGGAAGCGCGCCCGCTCATTTGGCTACCAGATCGGCAATGAACCCTGCCACGGCGCCGATGACGCCAGCGGCGCCCATCATCCAGAACTTGAAATTCTCAAGCCCTCGGACGCGGGTGTCGAGGTTCTTATGATTGTCCTGCAAGCCCTTCATCACGTCGATGTAGGTGCCAAGCTGGCCTTTGATTTCGCCGAGGATCATGACCAAGGCCGGGTCGGGATTGTTCTGTTTGTTGGGGTCCATGAGACCTTTCGATTGTTGATGTGAGGGTTAGGAGAGGTCGCCCGCTGTGTAGTTGAAGGCGTAGGACGGGGCTTGATAGGTGCGCCCGTCGATGACGACGGAGACATCGGCGTAGCCCTGCGCGAGGTAGGTCCAGCCGTTGGCGTTGTAGGTCGGCCCGTTGAACTCGCCGGTTGCGCCTTGGCCGAAAGTATCGCTCGACCACATGTAGGACGAGGGTGTCCCGCCGCCGTGGACGGTGACGCCGAAGACGATGCGGTCGTAGTAGGTTTCGTTCACGCCGAAGCCCATTTGCACGGTCTGATGCGACATGACGTAGATCGAGATCGACCGGGCCGACTTGCCCCAGAGATCGTTCGGGAGGGTGAGCGACCCGGACTGGATGCCAGCCAGATCGCGCACCCGCTGATCCATCAGCGAGAGTTCGCCGGTGATCCCGAGTTCGTTCTTGATGTTGTCGATGCTGATCGAGCCGGAGGTTGGGAGGGCCATCAGACCCTCCCTTCCAGAACCGCAACGCGGGCATTCGTCTCTTTCAGAGCCTCGACAAGCAGCGCGACGACGGGGCCGTATTCGACACCCTTCATCCCATCGTTGTCCTCGGTCACGAGGGTCGGGATCACCTGTTCGAAGTCTTGGGCGATGAAGCCCATGCCAGCCGATCCATCACGCTTCCAGTCGAAGGTCACGCCCGTCAGGGCTTCGACCTTTCCGGTAGCGTCGGTGATCGTCGCGATGTTCGTCTTAAGGCGCCTATCGGACTCGCCGACGACGGTGTTCGCGCGGACCTGTGCAGGGCAGTAGAAGTTCTTTCCGCCGTAAACTCGGACCCAATCGTTGTCCTGCATGTAGACGCCGCCGCCGTGCTGCTCCCAATAGATGCCGTTGCCTGAACCTCGGACCCGGAACCAGTGGCCGGAGCCGGTGTAGATGTTTGCACCAAACTCCGCGTTGTTGTTGTCGAGGTTGATTTCCAATGGCCAGCCGCTGCCGGTGCTTTCCCAAGTCGTGGAATTGTTGCCAGACCCACGGAGGAAATACATGCGTGACCCGTTCACATGGATCATGCCCGAACGGTTATCGCTGTCTTGGAAATAGACAGTCGGTCCCGACCCTCTGACAAAGATGCTTCCGTCCACGTCGCAGTTTCCGATGGCGTTGATACCGTTGTCGTGGATTTTCAGCTTCGTCGCCTTGTTCTTCTGAAGCCAGAGTTCGTTGCCGTCAGAAGAGATACGGTTGACGCCAAGGTTGCCGAGGTTCGACTTGTCGCCCTGCGTTCCGATGTATAGCCAAGCATCCGAACCCATATAGATTGAGCTGGCTGCGACGTTCTTCCAGTGGAAGGTCAGAGCGGGTGCGTAGGCGTGGCCGCTTTGAGTGTTGCCGACGTTCTGCGCCTCTTGGATTTCGATGCCGCCGTTCCAGACATCGTTGGTCGCGGTCTGGGAATAGGCGTGAAGACGACCTGTGAAGAAGCCGCCACCATCGCCGTTCCGTCGCACGACGGTATATGCCCCGCCATCCATGTTGGTGTCGGTCCAGCTTACCTTGCCGTCTGGATTAAAGTTCCAGCCCGTCCAAACGGGGCGACCACGCCAGCTAAAGCCGCCGCCATAGTCGAGGATCAGGTCGGAGCGGTCGTTGGTGTTGCCGTTCTTGAAGACCGACATCGTGTAGCTGGGATTGTCGTTTGACCCGCTAACAAAGGTATGCCCGCCGATGACGCCAGACGATGCCTGACGACGGTATTCGAGAACGGTGTAGCCAACCTCACCTCTGTCCCACAGCCGAGTATAGCTGGGAAGGTGTGTGTCACCGTAGGCATGGAGTTCCCTTTGCGTGGTGATATGCCGGTCGAACCAAATGTCTCCTGTGGCCATCGACATTCTCAAAGGTCGTAGGCCGTTAAACTCGCCGTCTGCATCGTCCTTATTGGTCAGCAGCCAATAGTAGTTCGTCGAATCCATATGATGCAGTAGGCCGTAGTTGATCGCCGAACCTGCATTCGTCTTCAGGCGAATTTGGCGACCGCCATTGGCGAAGACTTGGGCCGACTGGAACTCGTTATAGCCGTTCCTGACAGCGGGTTGCGGAAGGTTCGACGAATCCCATGGCGTCGCCCCTGCGAATGAGGGACGACGGTTCATGGTGATGGCCTTGAAACCGTCGATCCGAAGGGTCGAGGTCGCGGCGCCATCGACGCCGAACATGAGGATGTTCCCGGCTTGGGTGGCGTGGTCTTTGCCGTGGAGGACGATGACGGCGCCCTGATCTGTCCAGCCCTGACCGCCCGCCAGAACCCAAGCCGAAGAGTTGTTGTCTCGTCGGAGATAAGGGTCGGCGCCGGTCATGGTCAGGCTGTCCTTGACGGTGATGCCGCCATTGAAGGTCTGCCCGCCAGTCCACGAGTTGCCGCCCGCTATGTTGCTCTTGGCGTTCAATGCGGCCTGTAGACCGCTGACGTTGGCGATGTCAGACGGGAAGGTCGTCGGACGATCCGTGATGGTCGTCCACGCATGGACGTGGCCGATCAGGGACCGGGCGTCGAGAGCCGGTTGCAGGTTCGCAACATCGGCGATGCCATGGACATGACCGACGTTGGACTTGCCATCCAAGGCTGATTGCAGCCCCGCGACGTTGACGATGTTCGAGGGGAAGAACGACGGCTTGTCCGCGATGACGGACCAAACCGGCGTCACGTCGCCTTGCTCGATGTAGTTGGCTTCGACGTTCTTGGCGCCCGATCCGCTGTATACCCAGCGGCGGCCGTCCATGGTCGCGACCAGCGTTCCGGGTCGGATGCCGTTCTGTTGCGCTGTCGTCAGGTTGGCGATGCCGCCAGTCGAGACGACGGGGGTCTGACCGACGAGAACCGGGATGCGCGCCGGGTCGATCATGCCTTCAAGACGCGACGCCGCCAGCGTGTCCGATTTCTTGTCGAACAGGTTGGGATCGAACGTCGCCGCGAGCGCGGCCGAGGCTTCGGCTGCGGTAGCTTTCTGCGTCGCCAGCGCGGCGTCTTCGGAAACCTGCTCTGCAAGCTGTTCGACGATCTCGCGATCTTCCGACGTGGACTGGCCGGAGCCTTGCGCCAGTTCGGCCCAATAGCGAGCGTTGGCCTCATGAGTGCCAGCGTGATTGCGATGTTCCTGCGCGAGGTTTCTCGCATCGACCGCCGCGCCGCGAGCCGCTTCCGAAAGGATGCGCTGGGCGTCTGCACGGTCGGCGTGACCTTGCGCCAGATCGCGCGCGAGTTCGGCCGCGACCTTGGCGACGGAGGCTTGCGCCGCCGGGCCGGAGGTCATGTCGCTGAACGATGCGGGCGATGGAACGAGGATTTCGTGACCGCTCAAATCCACGAAGGGATAGCGGCCGTCATTGTTGGGTCCACCCGTGGCGGACCCACCCAGCCAAGCAGCGAGATTCGAGTTCTGCTGCTTCGTCTTATCAAGGAGAACTTGGACTTGCTGGGCGAGAGTGGTGATCGTCAGCCCGCTCATCCAGACTTACTCCTCGACGGGAGCCGCGTCGGGTTCGGTCGGCGCCGGTTTATCGACGGCTTCCTGTGCGACGTTGAAACCGAGTTGGGCGCCTTGGAGGGCCGCGCGGATCGCGGTCAGTTGGGCGTTGGTCGTCTCAAGTTGTTCGAGAAGGCGAGCCTTCGCGGTCAGCAGACCGGCTTCTTGAGTGACGAGGGTTTGATACTGCTCCGCAGCGGTTGAGGTCTGGGTCTGGGACATGCGTCTCCTGAATAAATTTAAGGGATAGTGATATTTAGCCATGGAACCGGCCCGTTAAGGCCGGTCTCAAGGTCATGCCGTGATGATGGGTTGGTCGCCGCCGCCACCGCCGCCGGGGTCGGGTTCGTAGCCGCCACCGCCGCCGCCCGATGATCCGCCACCTGATCCGACTCCGCCGCCGGAGCCAGTGCCGCCGCCGAGGGTCGAGGTGTTGTTCTTCATCTCCGTGACCTTGCCGTAGCGAGCGGTCACAGTCTGGGTGGACATGCCGGAACTGAAGTAGATTTGGACGTAGTAGTGCCAGTTTCCAGCTTCGCCCGGACGGTCGAGGAACTTCATCGGAAGCGCGCCCTGCCATGTGTCGTTCGACATGCCGGAGCCATTGAGTTGGACGGACTGGATGACGGTCCCGCCTTCGGTCCCGCGAGACCGAACAAGCTGCACGACGGCCACGAACGATCCGCTCGCATTGTGGGTGAATGTCCCATAGGCGTTGAAGTCGATGTCGATGGGGCTGTCTGCCTTTTCGACCCCGATCCAGACGCCGTGAATGCGGGTCGGCGTGGTGTTGTTGAGCGTGATCGTCCCCGCGTTGTAGGCGGCTTCGGTGTTGCTGACGGTGTTGTTGACCAGTCGGGTGTGATTGATCGAGCCGGTGACGAGAAGGTCGCCGTAGATTTCGACGTTCGAGTTGAAGCGAACCCGGCCGTTGACCAGCGACATGATCTTGACCGGCGTCCCGCCGCCCGGAGCCACGAACGACATCTCGTCGGCCACGAACGCCAGTGATCCGAACGAACCGTTATTGTTCGCTGTGATGCCGGTGATGTGCCCGTTTGAATTAAGGCTCATGGTCCAGCGAGCGTTTAGGCCGTTCGTCACCTGCGTCAGGGTGGTGATCGACGCGGTGTTGCCGCCGACCGTGTTCTGCACGGTCTGAAGCGTCTGGGAGAGCGCGTTGTCACCGTTGATCCGTGCGGTGCGTTCATCGACCACGGAAGCCGAGACATTTCCGATGGATGTGTCGATGCCAGACAGGCGAGTGCCGAGCGTCCAGCCCGGCCCGACTTCGACCCGGTTGAGGTCCAGAGTGAAGACCGACTGGTTATTGCGGAAGGCGCCAAGGACGGCGAACTGTTGGGCGATAGCTCCGTCCGCATTGGCCCGAGCGGTCGCTTCGTTCTGGATCGCTGTCGAGTTCTGTCCGACCTGAACGGCCAGCGATTGCCGGGCTTGGGCTTCAGCCTGATCGGCTGCGACGCGAGCGTTTGTTTCGGTCAGGACCGCCGCTGCGATGTCACCGGCGATCTTCGTCGCCAGTGCCGTCCGCTGCGCCGCTTCGGCTGAAACGGCATTGGTGCGCGCTGTCACTTCCGTCGCGATAGCGGCGGTGTTGTCGTCAGTCTTCGCTCCGACGCTATCAATGCGTTGGGACAGAGATTGGTCTTGGCTGGCCCGCGTGGTCGCCTCGCTCGTGACGAGGGCCTGTGCGTTGGTCCCGGCCGTCGCCACCATCTGGTTCAGGCGTTGGGTGAAGGACTCTGTGGGGCCGACGAGAACCTTGTTGAGGTCCAGCAGGAAGGCGGTGTTGTTGGCGTTCTTGGCGCCCAGCAGCGACAGGGTTTGGGCCAGTGCGCCATCGGCGTCCGACCGGGCAATTTGCTCGGCCGTGATGCTTGAATCGAAGCCGTTCGCTCGCGCGATGAGAACATCGATCTTGGCAGCTTCCGCCGAGATCGCGGTCGCCCTCGTCGTCGATTCCGTGATGATCTTGGCGGCGTTGTCGTCGGCCTTGGCGGTGATCGCCGACAGGCGTTGTGCAAGGCTCTCTGTGCCGGAGACCCGGACGGTGTTGAGGTCCAGCACGAAGGCGTTGTTCGCGCCGTTCCTTGCCCCGATAAGAGCGAGGGTCGATGCCAGAGCGGTATCGCCAGCGACGCGCTCTTGCGCCTCGTTCTGGATGACCGTGGCAATCCCTGTCCCGTCCTCAAAGTTGACGAGCGAGTCCACCAGATCGGTGATCGTATCGACGCGAAGTTCGAGGCTGTTGGTGCGGGCCGTCGTGTTCGCCACGATCCCGTCGAGAGTGTCGGTTCGGAAAGCCTGATCGGTAAGCTGGAACGCCTGTTCGAGGATGCGCTCGGCCGAAAGGTCGATGCTGGCGAGGGCGTCGCGGAAACGGTCAAGGAGATCGTCGCCCAACTCCGAGACTCGGAGCAGTTCGTCCATGATCGCGTCGGGCGTGGTGACGACGCCGAGGTGATCCCCGAGCCTGACCATCGCGCGGTCAAGGCTGTCGTTCAGGAAGTCGTCTTGCTCTTGGAGCCGATAGAGAAGCTGTTGAACCGCGCGGTTCAGTTCCTCTTTCGTCAGGGTGGCGCCGTTCTGGAACTCGACGGCTGCGGCCGAGATCGGCGTGACGCGGCTGATCTTGAGGATGCTGTTCGTGATCGCCGGGTAGGTCAGCCGAATGCGGCTATCGGAGACCCATTCGAAGAACGGCGCGGAGCCGTTGAGCGTGACCTTGATGTGGGTCTTGTCGAGGTAGGGAATAGCGAGGTCGAACTCGCGCTGGCCTTCCCCGACGTTGTAGATGACGCGGGTTTGGTAGCTCATTGATCCTTTCGTTGAGCCACGCCGAAAGGCCCGGCCGCTGAAAGCGACCGGGCTGATCCGGGTGGATTCTATTGGGTGTTTTAGTCGGCGCCGAAGCTCATGATGTTCGCGAGAGCATCCTCCGAGACGCCGTAGGACCGGGCCTTGTTCTCGATCCGGTATGGCTCCCAACCCTTCTTCTCGCCCATGTCCTGCGCCTGTGCGGCGCCGGTGCGGTCGAGCATCGGGTCCATGTCGGGATAGTCGCCGCGCTTGATCGCCGCCGTCGCCAGTCGGCGGTAGCGGGACACGGTGTCCTTGATGGATTGGGCGCGTCGCGGGTCGCTGTAGCTGGCGTAGTCCTCGCTGTTCACGAGTTCAGCCAAGGCTTCATGCATGTTCAGGCCGGTGGACGGATCGCGCCACTCCTGACCTTGGATCGCCAGAACGCGGGCATGTTCTTTCGGCGTGATCTTCTGGCCGTTGAAGCGAGCGGCGGGGCGGGTCGCCATCAGCAGGTCGGGATCGTTCTGGGCGAGAGCCGAGATTTCCAGACGCACCATGTCATCCTCCCGTTCCGACACGCGGAGCGGTTGGACCAGAGCTTCGATGAAGCCGCCGTCCTTGTCCTTGCGGACGATGGGAAGGCCGAGCCAGTCCCGACGTTCGGGCAGACTGTCCGACAACATCGGAATGTTGCGGGCGAAGTAGTCGAGGAATTCCGACGCCTCGCGCATTACCGGGTCTTGAGCCTGTGCCGTGTTGCGGACGATGGCCGGGACAAGGGAGTCGCCCAGCTTCTTGAACGCGGCCTTTGTGATCGCCTCGCCGCGAGAGGATTCCGTGTTGGAGAACGACGGGTCCAGCAGGTCGAAGAAATCCCCGACGCCTTGCAGTGCGGCCTTGTTGACGATGTTGTTCATGATCGCGCCCATGACCCCGCCCGCCAAAGCGGTCGATTGGTCGTCGGCGAGATCGCGGTCACGCATGGTCTGGTAGAGGTCGGCCGTAATGCCGATCATTTCCGCGACCGGCGACAGGGTGCTGTATTGATACCAGCGGCCCCCGAGGCGGATCGAATAGGATTTGATGCCGTCCTGTTCTTCGGCCGGGCTGCGCTTGCCGACGAGATCGCCGTTGGCGAACAACATGGCGGCGGTCCCCATGAGGGCCATGCCGCTGACCATCCGAGCCATCACGATGTCGGCTTCCGCGCCTCCGCGTGACAGGGCTTTCTCCTGTCCATCAAGGGCAGCGAAGTAGGTCTTGAACGCCGCCCGGTTCTCTTTCGTGATCCATGCCAGAGCCGGGTTGCGGTCCACCATACCGGCGCGCACCAGATTGAGCGGAGTGCGGAGGAACGGGACGTAGAGTGCCTTCACGATTGGGATGTATTTCATCGCTTTCTCGAAAGCCTCGACGGCCGGGCCGGTCTTTTGGAAGGCCATCAGCCGCGCATAGTCGTTCGCCATTTCGTGCAGATCGACAGACGCCAGAATGTCGGCGGCTTCCTCAAGGCGAGTGTCGCCAGCGTAGGATTTGGCCGGGTCATATTCTGCGCCGACCGCCTCGAACTCGTTCTTCGCCCGCACGAAAGCTTCTGCGGTCGGCCGCTGCGTCACGGCGTCGAGGGTCTTGGCATAGACGCGATCCGCTTCCTTGCCGCGCAGTCGGGCCGAACGATAGGACGCTTCGCGAGCGGCCAGTGCGTTGATCTGCATCCGGCGCGTCATGACCTTGGTGAACTCGTCCATCCCGAGGGACGGTCGAATGCCAAGGGTGCGAAGGGTTCCGAACAGCCCGGTCATCGCCATGTCGGGGATGACCATGAGGCCGCCCTTCTTCCATTTTGCCGCCCGCTCCGCATTGAACTCGAACGGCTGGGCCATGGCGTAGCGACCGACGCTCGTTTCGATGTCCGTCTGGGGCGCCGCGTGGACGAAGGCTTTGAACCCGGCCTTCGTCGCATCGACGAATGACTGGTGGATGCCGAAGAGGTAGGCGTTGGCTTCACGGAAGGTCACGCCTTCGGCCGAAGTGCGTTTCCCCCCGAGGCCACGACGGAGCGGGCTGGTGATGCCCGCCGCGATGTAGCGTTCGCCGACTGTCATGCTCGCGTGAAGGACGGAGCCGACTGCGTTGCGGACAGCGGTAGCGGGCGTCGTCAGATAGCCAGCCACGATGTAGTAAGACAGGTAGTCGCCGAACCCCATGTGACGCCCTTTGCGGAGTTCGTCTTTGAGGGCGCGTTCGCCGCCGGAACCGTAGGCTTCGCGCAGTTTCTTGAGAGCTTCGGCCAGCGACTTCGGGTCCAGATCGCCCGTGCCGAGCGCGTCGGCCATGAGGTCCATCTGACCTTGAATGTCGTTGAGGATGCGGGTCCGCTGCTTCGCCATCTTCATGATGTTGAGCGCGCGACCGATCTCGGATTTGGCGCCCGCCGCCATGGCGTCGAACATCACGGTCGCTTGCAGTTGGGCCGCCACGTCGCCGATCAGGCCGGAGTTGATGTCCCCGCCGTTCAGCGATTTCTCCAGCGCGGCCATCTTGGTCACAAGATGGTCAGTGTGCTGGATCGAAATTGTCTCCAAAGCGTGCATCTTGGCCGCAATGCCGTTGTCGCCGGTGATGTCGCTGTGTGCTTTCACCACGTCGGAAACGGTCACGCCGAACGCGGCCTGACGGTCGCGAACGGATTTCCAAGTCTGCTTGGCGTCTCCGGCCGCGTCGTAGAGCGGCTTGAAAATCTGGGCCATCACGCCGACGATTTCTTCGAATTTCTCCGGCTCGTTGGCCAGCTTGTCGAAGTCGAAAATCTCTTGGTTCCAGTGCGGCGACGGGTCGTCCGTGATGTTCACGTCTTCCTTGCCAGCCCACCTCACAAACCGTTCGACCTGATCCGGCTTGATGAAAGCCTTGAGGCGGTCGAGGTGTTCGGTCACGGCCTTGAGCCGTTCGGGCGACATGCCCTTCGTCCATTCCGGGTTGATGTCCGGGCCAGCGTCGGCGCCGTCCATACGAGGCCCGTCCATGCGTTCGGCACGGGGCGCCTCGACGCGCATCGGCAGGGCCGAGACCGGACCCTGCTGGGTCGGCCGGAAGGTCCAGTCATCGCGGGTCAGAGCCGGAAGCGAGATCGCATCGGCCGTGTCCAGTTCGTCGCGGAAGGTCTGCGATAGGTTCACAGGTTCGGAGCGAAGGTCGGCGTCAATGCGAGCGCGGACGTTTCCGCGCCCCTTCGCCAAGACTCCGATGCCTTCAAAGGTGCCTGTGAAGACCGCGCCAGCACCAGCCGACAGGACGGTTTGCAGAACGTCGTAGCGATCCTGCGTCAGGCCCGTGGCGTCTGTCTGGGCGATCAGGTCCACGGCGCCCGCGACAGTGGCCTGAACCGCGATCTTGGCTCCGATGGACGAGCCGCCGGTGACGTAGGAGGTGGGATCAAGAGCCGCACCGCCGAGTGTGCCGAGCAGAGCGGCGCCGCCGTGGAGCGTCTTGCCGACAATGCCGCCTTCAGCTTTCCAAAACGGATCGTCGCGGGAGGATTGAGCGAACTCCTGACGCCGGGCGCGCTCGCGGCTGACCCAATCGTCAGCGGCCTCGCGAGTGTCCTGCGTGTTTTGGGTCATGTCGGTCAAGACGCCGCCCGAGTTGTAAAGGCGAGACACGAGGCGGATCGGGTTGAGCGTGAAGCGGTCGTTGACCTTCAACGCCGCTTTGTGATCGCCGCGCTGGGCGGCCTCGATGTAGTCGGCGGTGTCATCCAGACCCGCTCGCCAGCCTTCGGCGATGAAGCCGGTGTTTACGGTGTTGGAGAACACGTCGCCGAGGCGTTCGCCGAGACTGCGCTTATCCTTGGGAGCCGAGAGGGAAACAGCCGCCGAGCGGCGGCTGTTGGTCTGTTCTGCGGACGTGCCGTAGTGGCGTTGAATGAAGGCGCGACGGACGTGTTCGGGGGTGCCGTCCTCGAATTCGAAAACGTGCCCGTCAGGGCCGGTGAAACGGGTGGATGCCATTAGTCTCCTTGGATGATGTTTCCATTCCTATCGACGCGCGTGACACCGCCCGCGCGGGCGGTCTGGGTGGAGCCGGGAGCGCGGGTCGCGCCGGGGGCGCGGGTGTTGCCATCGGCCGTAGCCGTCGAGCGTCGTGTGAATCGGGGTGTGTATTCGGCAATGATCTCGTCGGCCGCCGCCATCGGGGCTTTGCCTCCGGCGACACGGCGTTCCCATTCGATCAGGGCGTCCGCGCCGAGACGGCGGCGATCAGGTGGTGGGGCTTCGCCAACCAGTTCGCCGAGGGCCGAACCGACATAGGATCGGGCGACCGTCGCGGTGCGACGTTCCTCCGGCGGAATGCTGGCGGACTGACGCGAGCCAGCCGCCACACGTTCCTTGACCGCCAGATAGGCGCGGGTCGCATTACGGCCGGTGCCAAAACGTCCCGCGTTGTAGTCGCGGTCAGCTTGGGCGCCGATGCTGGCGTAGTTGGGTTCGGCAACCGCGAAGCGGCTGGCGTAGCGAAGGGTCAAATCCTCGTCGGCCTCACCGTCCGCGACATCGTTGCGAAGGCTGCGGAAGGCGCCGCGCATGGTCATGGCTTCGCCGGGTTCAAGAACGCCGTTGGCCGCTGCGGTCTGGATCGCCTCGTCCACGTTCTCGCCGCGAAGCGAGCGGTTGTAGAGGTCGATGGTCAGATCGTCCTTGGCCTCAACACGCGCCTTTTCGGTGCGACGTTCGGTGTCGGCCTCGACGCCCTCAATCGCATTTAGGACGCGGATTTGCTGGGCCGAGGTCAGGACCGATGCGCCGGGCGCGCGAGCGCGGCGTTGAGCCGGGGTGTCTGCATCCGCCATTTCCACGGCCGGGGCCGAGGGATCAGGCGTCGCGTTCTGTGCGGGCTGGCCGACGATGGAGCGGGGGTCGATGCGTCGCCCCTGTGCGTCGCGGGCCGAGAAGTGAAGGTGCGGGCCGGTCGAGTTTCCGGTGTTGCCGGATGCGGCGAAGGTCGCCCCTTGCGAGACGCGATCACCCGCCTTGACGTTGATGCTGTCGAGGTGGGCGTAGCCGGTGACACGTCCGTCTGCGTGACGGATCAGGACGGTGTTGCCGCCACGACCGCGCGGGCCAGCGAACTCGACCACGCCATCCGCCGGTGCGACGACCGGCGTCCCGATGGGAACCGCGATGTCGATGCCGCCGTGATCGGTTGAAGCCCCGCGAAGGGGTGCGCGTCGGGCGCCCAAGCCCGACGTGACGCGGCCTTCAAGCGGCATGATGTAGGACGATGCCGGGGCGGCGGAAGCAGCCGGTGCAGGTGCGGGTTCGGCCGTGACGGACGGCAATGGGCCGCCTTCGATCACCGCATTGTTCGCATCGGCGCGGGCCGCTTCGATCTCGGCCGCGACATCTTCGGGACGGCGCGTGTCGAGCAGCGAGTAAAGGCCGGTTAGATCGCCGGTCTGGGTGGCGTAGGCCACGACCGCGTTGACGATTTCCTCCTGCACGGCGACGCCATCAAGGCCAGCCTCTTTGAGCCGCCCGACAGTCCCGAGGAGGTCGATGCCTTCACCCCGGCCGAGTGCGGCTTGCACTTCGCCCGTGGTCATATCCAGCATTTCGCGGTCGGTGCGCTCTTTCAGGACGCCGGAGGCGCGAGCGTTCACGTCATTCGACCAACGCTGCATCCGCTGACCGACTTGGAGGCGGACTTCGGGGCTTTCGAACAGGTCGGAGACCTCGCCGATGAAGGTCGAGGATCGCTCCTGCATGTAGGTTTCGATCTCTTCGACAGTCGCCCCGCTCTGGATCAGATCGTCAAGACCTTGGGTCGTCTCCGTCTCGAACTTCGTCTGTCGGTTCGAAGCCGTCACGCTGTAGTAGGCGCGCTGGTAGGCGGTGGCCTCGGCCTTGGCCGGGTCCATCTCTACGCCGCCCAAGGCGTCGGTCATGCCCTGTGCGTATTCGCCTTCCGCTCGCTTCGCCGTCTGGGCGATGTCGTTGCGGAAGTAGGCTTCAGCCGTGTCTTGGGCCTGACCGAAGAACCGGCGAAGTTCGTCGAGATTGTTGCCGCGCTGGGCGTCGCGCATCGAGGCGTTGATGCGAACCGGGTCAACGCGATCTTCGCGGCGGGTCGGGAGGATCGCATCACGGTTGTTGGTGATGCGGTCTTGCGTCGTGCGACGCTGGGATTGTCTGGAAAGGTCGGCCATGGATCAGTTCGGCCCCTTGGCTGCTGCGCTCTGCTGAAGCTGGATGCTCTTGCCGCCGTAGTATCCTTGGGCGCCCGCCGTAGCGATGCGGAGACCCGCGCCGAGGATGGTCGGCGACTGGATGCGGCTGGACATGGAGTTGGCTTCGGCGGCGGCTGCGCGCTGCTGGGACTCTGCGTTGAGGTTTGTGCGTTCGGCGGAAAGTTGGTTCTGCATGAGGCTGTCCTTCAGGAGAGCTTCGACGCTTCCACCGATATTTAGACCGGCTTCACCGGCGGCGACCTTGATGCGGGCCTGCTCCTTGCGAGCGACGCGCTGACGCTCGTTCAGTTCGGCGGTCTGGGCGACCCGGATTTCCTGCTGGGTGGTGGCAAGCTGGGCGTCGATAGCCTTCTGCTGCGCCTTGGCGGACTGCATTTGACCGATGGTCTCGGTCGCGGCCCCGACGACGGCGATGGTCGTCATGATAGTCACGGGATCACACATGGATTGGTCCCTCCTGAATGCTGCTGATGAGGTAGAATGGGCGGCTCTCGCGGCCATGGGTCAGATCGACGTCCTCGATCTCGAACCCGGCCCGAAAGAGCCAGAAAATGCTCATGCTGTTGCGAGCATCGACGTGGTTGAAGAGGCGCGGCCAACGCCCGTGCCAGCGTTTGATGACGGCATAGGTCTCGCGACCGATGGCGATCTTTGCTCTGGGCCTCTCCATGCCGGGCGTCCCGAGCATCCACACAATGCCTGAACCGGCTTCGTCGGACGGACCCACGCCGTAGACGGCGATGGCCTCGCCGTCGTCGGTGATGACCCAAGCGTCCAAGCTGTTCATGACAGACATGGTGAGGACCAGAAGAGGGTCTGGATCGCCGATGGTCAGGAGCGGATTGGTCGCTTTGATCTCGTCATAGTCGGCGGGCCGAAGGTTCTTCGCGATGGCGTCGAGCCAGTCGTGAATCTGTTCGCCCGAGACATCGGCGAGGTCGTGGAATTCGATCATGGGGAATGGGCCTGACCGCCCGTGAGCGGTCAGGTTCTGGAACGGTTGTAGTAGTTAGCTTCCCACTCGGCCGCGACGAACGTCGAGGCGGCGTAGGTGTCGTTCACGATGCGGATGCGGGTCGCCGTGTTCTGGCCGTAGACCTGAAAGCGGTGTGAGCCGGTCGCATAGGCTGGCGTGTTCAGACGGAAGCTCGCGGCGCCCAAGGTCTTGCCGGTGAACTGCGAGAGTTTGGACGGCAGGATTTCCTCGACATTCGGATTGACGCCGTAGGGCGCGACCGATGTCTTGAAATAGGCGGTGTCCACGAAGTTCAGGGTGAAGGTGCGAAGCGTGGTGCGGCCGGTCGTGATGGCCTCTCCGCGCTGGGTCCGCATGTATTGGGTCGAGAACTCGAACGCGAACTCGTAGCCTTCCCCGACGACGACAGGCCCGGCGATCTCGCTGGCCGGAACCTCGACGATGTTATCCGTGATCCAGATGTAGGTCGAAGGGTCGATCAGCGTTTCAGGCCGCGCCGTGAAGGCTTTGCCTCGCACCATCTGGAAGCGGGCTTTCACCGGCTTGTAGGGCAAGACGAACTGCGTCGCGTTCGGTGTCGGCTGGAAGGTTCCGGTGACGGTCGCCCGACGATCCAGATGGATTTGATGGTCGGTCTGGACCGGGCGCGAGCCAGCGGTCAGGTTGACCTTCTCCAGCCATAGGCCATCGTTGCGTTCGACCGTCAGGAACAGGTTGCCTTTGAGGTAGGCGCCCGAGACGATCCGTGCGCCGGTTCCGAAGTCCCACTCGTGCCACGCCGACTGAAGCTTCTCGTCGGACGAGGCCCAATAGAAGTTGTAGCAGTAGACCTTGTTCGGGGCGCCTTGGGTCAGGACGAACAGGGCCGACAGGTCGTCGGCCGGGATGATGTCGTGAACTCCGGCGGGGATGAAGCGGTCGCAATGCGCCGTCACGTCCGACGCCGATGTGGTGTCAGCCCCGGCGAGCCGGGTGTATTCCATCACCTTCGCATAGCCGCTGTTCTCGACGGCGAAGTAGATTTCGGAGCCGAGCGACGTGAGACCGGCGGTCGTATTGACCGTGTAGTTCGTCGTCGGCCGGATCGCGAGGGACGAGGCGTTCAGCCCAAGCTCGCCATGCGACAGGCTGAACTGCGTTTGGTCGGACGTGAGCAGGATGCCGTCGTTGTGGGTCGTGGCGTCCAGCAGCGGGGAAACCCGTGTCGAGGTCGCCCCAACGTCCAGCACATCGCTTTCCAGATAGTCGGTCTGCGACATCCGCCAGAAGTTGCCGAAGTCACCCACGCACGAGAGGACGCAGTTCTCATCGTAGAGGAACGCCAAGCGGTTCTGATAGAAGAACACCTTGCGGATCGGGCGGCCGATGAAGCCGGGATTCGGGTTGATGTCCGTGTCGCCAACGCGGCGCGGCGCCCACGAGAACGGGGCGAAGACGAAGCTTCCGTCCGCGTCCCGAACCAGTGCGTGAGGCATGGTCTTGGGGTCGATGCCGTTGACCAGTCCGGGCTTGACGCATTCCTCCCAAACGCCGCCGCGACGGACGACGTAGTAGGACATGAAGCCGCCGGTCTCGTCGCCTTGGACGCGGTAGATCGCGCCTTCAGGCGGCGGCGTGTCGCCCTGATTAACGGGCGGCAGTTTGTCGAACCGCTGCACCGTTCCGGTGACGAAGCCCGTCGCCGGGTTCGGCGGATACTGATAGGCCGAGCCGGGCGCGTAGGGATCGCCGTTGCCGTCCGTGCCGATCCGGCGGTTGAGCCAGATTTGATAGGCTTCGTCAGGCTGTTGGTCATCGCCCAGCGCGCCCATGGCGCACGCCTTCTTGCGGTTCACGATGAAGGTGTAGTCCGCGACGCTGAACGCCGAGATGTCGGTGCTGTAGTCCGTGACGGTCGAGAGGTAGGCCCAGCCGCCGGGTGCGGTGATGGGCTTCTCTTGGCCGGTCAGGGTGTCGAACACCTTGATCTGACCGTTGGCGACGATGACGACATACTGTTCGCTGACATCGCGGTTGATGGTGTGGACGTGCGCGTTGGTCGGCGCGGTCGGCATGAGCCGGGCGACGATCTCGGAAGGCGCGCGTTTGGTCAGGCCGCTCGCAATCGACGGCCATCCGTTGGTGAGGCTTTCGACTTGATCGGGCGAGCGGACCAGTGGGGATTGCTGCGAAACGCCCCCGTGAAGGGACGGCAGCGAGCGGGTCACGAGGCTCACTTATCGGACCTCCAAGCTCGGCCGCGCCGGTTCAGAGATGCGGAAAGAGCCTTGTTGGCGCGAAAGATGTTGATGTCGGCCGAGGCGGACTGCTGGCGTTGCAGCGTCAGCCAAGCGCGTCGCTGATCCTCTTCGCCGAAGCGGTCGGCGGCTGGGTCGCCCACAACCCGAGCGGTGAACTTGCGACCGGCGGCGATGACGGCGTAGCCACGGGCGGCTTCCGGCAGGGCGTCGAACGTGAACGACCACTTGACGCGGACCTTGACCGGCAGGGCCATCACCCACGTCAGGTTCGCGGCGTCCCAGAGGCCGAAGCCTTTCGATGGGTGCTTTCGAACAATGATGTCCTGCGCCTTATCCATCGGGTCGATGTCGAGGGCGCCGGTGGGGACGGCGATAAAGCCGTCGATGTCGGGGGAGAGAACGAAGTCCTCATCGGTGTTGAACTTGAAGCCGTAGAGGCAGACTTCGCGAACGACCTTGTTCAGTTCGCCGAGCGCGATGGACTGGTCCACGATCTCGGGAATGATGGCGTTGACGGGAAGCTGGCCGATGCCGATCAGCATGTCGTTGACGGCCTCAAGTTCCGTCATGGGCGCAGCCAGCATGGGCGCGATCTCCTTCGGAACTATAGGTTTTGTTAGATTTCCGCAGGTTAAAGTCGGCCCGCATCACCTGAAGATTGTCTTGGTGATGTAGCCCGCCTCTGCTCAACGGGATGATGTGATCGACGTGGTAGCGGACGCCGGGGTTGTGCTTTTCCAAAAGCTTCGCCAGCCGGTAGAAAGCGCGGATGGCATTCCGATCAGCACCGGGGGCAAGTTCGCGCATTCGTTGACGGCGAAACCCCTTGTAGGAGTTGACGCGATCAGGATTTCGCTGCGCCCATAGACGCTGTAAATTCGCTACTCTGTCTTGGTTTTTGGCATATCGCGCTCGTGCTTTCGCCGCGTGACAGTCACGGCAAATACGATTTGGACGAGCAGCGAGGCTTGGCGACCAAGTGTCAGGGACGACGAGCTTGATCGAGCAATCTCTGCAATTCACAGGCTACAAAAATAAGGGCCGCCCTCACGGAGAGGACGACCCTTAAATGTATTGTTAAGCCGGGATGGCGCCGGTGCGGAGTTCGACCGCATCCGAGGCACGGAAGACATCGGTGCCGGTCATCTGACGGGCGAGGATGAGAGTGCCTTGCTTGCTGATCTGGTCTTCGGTTTGAACCGAGAGACCCTGAACTTCGGCGGTGCCGATAGCGTCCTTGGTCCAGACCGCGCCGACAGTCGTGCCCATCTTCAGACGATAGCGAGCCGGGATGTCGAGGTTGGCCGAGTCATCGTTGCCGAACGGCGCGATGTTGGACTTGACGATCTTGATGCCGTCGATGGTTTCGAGCGTGTGCTTGCGGAGCGAAGCGTCACCGCCATTGTAGTCGCGGTTCAGGTTCTTGTCCGAGCGCGCCATCAGATACCATTGGGCGTTCTTCACGAGGCCGAACACATCGACCATATCGACGCGGACGTTCTTGCCGTCGAGGGCTTCCTTGGCCTTGGAGAAGGCGTCGAACAGCTTCGTGGCGTCGGTCGCCATAGCGGAGTCCACGACCGGGGTCGGTGCGCCGCCGCCCGAGGTGCCGAGCAGATCGGTGGCGCGAGCAGCCTTGACGACAGCGCGCATGGCGTTCTGGTCGAACTGGACGGCCAGAGCTTCAGCCAGTTGGCGAACGTATTCCGAGCGAATGTCGAAGTGGTTCAGGATTTCGTGGATGTCGGCGACGAACACGTCGGAGATCAGCTTGTCGTCCGAGGTCAGGATGATCTCGTCGTGGCCGATTTGCTTGCCGACGATTTCAGTGCCGGGCGTGTGGTAGGACGCGGTTGCGCGACCGACGCGGGGGAAGCGCAGCGACTTGCCGTTAGCCAGCGCGAAGACGCGATGCTTGTCGCGCATGATGGTCATGCGTTCGTAGGCCGCCTGAACCTCGCCGCCGAAGATGTCGAGCAGCAGGTTGTTGGTGCCAGCAGTATCACCGGCCTTGTAGCCGGGATTCGAGGGGGTGGAGTTAGCCATTAGGCTCCTTGATTGAGAGAGAGTTTTTGGCTCCCGTCGATCAATCGGAGTCCGCTGGCGCATGAGGTTGTGCGGTCGAAACCGGCCTCTTCGCAGCCGGATGTTTCCGCTTTGATTTGGGAGAAAGGGTTAGGCCGGGCTTTCACCGGCCGCCCGTCCGTGGACGGTCAGTTCCCGGTTTGCGCTGGGAACTGTGCGGCCTCGCTGGCGAGCCTCTATGGAGGCAGGCGGGCGTGGTCTTAAGGGTGCTTTAGAGCAGCGTTCCGGCTGCTTGCGAGCGGGCGACCTTTTCAGCGACCTCGGCCACATAGGCTCGGTCAGTCTGGTATCGGTCGGTCTTCATGGCGGCGACCATTTCCGACTTGGATCGGAACACGTCGCCGACTGCGGCGCCCGGCGTGGACTCGACGAACGAGCCTTCGGACGGATGCGCCGCCTTGTATTTCGCCACGAGCCATTCGACGCCTTGTTTGGCGGTGTTCGAGTTCGTGACGAGGGTATTGTAGCTGTCGATCTCGGCGGCGGTCAGGGACTTGGAAGCCCAATCCGACGCCGCGTCGAAGATGTCTTGGCCGCCCGCTGTCGCATGGGCCTGTTGGAATGCGAGTTGGGACAGGGCCGACATGCCAGCAAGGTAGTTCTCGATGGTGTTCTGCGGGACGCCCAGCTTCACAAGCTCCGCGATCTGATCCTCGGCGGGCTGGCCCTTGGTGTCTTCGTAGTGCTTGGCGAAGGACTCGAAAGCGGTCGTGATCGGGTTCGCCTCGGCCTCGGCCGGAGCCTCCGGCTTGGCGGGTTCGATAGTCAGATCGTTCGGCTTGTCCGCTTGGTCTGCGGGCTTGTCCTCGGACTTGGGAGACCGAAGCTTGGCTTCCAGTTCCGCATACGATTTCGCCATGTCATCGACGCGGATCGTGCCCGCTTCCGCATCCCAGAATTTCTCCGAGATGTGGGCGGGACGCTCCGGCTTGGCCGGGGTCTCCGGCGCCGACAGGGAGTCTTTGTAGGTCGAGGGGTCTGCGCCCTCTGGAAAGGCCGACGCCGGAAGCTGGGAATAGTCAGGTGCGGGCGAGGTGGTCTCTGTGACCGGGCTTTCGAGGCTCATTAAGTTCCTTGGTTAGGGTCTTGGGTCGCCGCGCCGATGGCGGCTTCCGCGATGGCCGGGGTCGCGGCTTGCATGGCCTGTTGCGCCATGGCTTGCTGCTGCTCTTGGGCCATTTGGTCCTCCGTCTTCAGGAGGGTTTCGAGGCTTGAGACGCCGTGTTCATTGCCAAGGCGGCTCAAGAACGCGGGGGCGTTCACGAGGCTGGCGAAGACTTGGGGCGTCAGGATTTGTATGGCGTCGGCGGCGAACGTGCGGAGGCGGTTCACCTCTGCGGCCCGACCAAGCGCGGCCAGACCCGTCACGATCTTCGGACGGATGCCCTCGGGGATGGCGGGGATGAGTTTGCGCTGTGCCGCGACATAGAGATAACGCGCTGCAATCGGCTGTTGGAGTTCGGAAGCCAGCACCGAGAAGGTGCCGCCCAAACCGTTTTCCAGTTCTTCGGATTGGCTGCGGATTTCCTCGGCCGTGACACGCTCTGCGTCGCGATAGTTAGCGACGAGGAACGCTTCTTTGACCCGCGCCTCAATGGTCGCGGTCACGTCCTTGATGACGGCAAAGTCCTGCGATTTGTTCAGACCGAGCGTCTGGATGGTATCGGGTTCGCCATAGATGTAGTCGCCGGATTCGGCCGCCGCGAGTTCCGCGACATCAAGCGACGAGTTCGGATTAACGACCGTGACGACGCGAGAGGCGATAGCCGCGAACTGCGTGATGGCCTTGTAGTTGTCGTCCATCGACAGGAGGTCGCCGAGATATTCGGTGACGTGGCTGCGGCCATAGTCGCTACCGGGAACGACGGTCCAACGCGGGGCGAGCCATCCAGCCTGATCGGTCGGGATGGGGTCGGACTTGGAGCCGGGGACTTCCTTGCCCTCGATCTCCTGCCAGTGCGTGACCTTGCCGTCCCGTTGTTCGACAACGGTGTAAACATCGATCTGCTTTTCGTCCGTGTTCGGGTCGAGCTTGACGCCAAGGGCGGTGCGAACGGCCTCGGGGAGCGTCGAAGGCCAGACCTTCTCTTGGATGATGATGTCGGTGAACTGGCCGTAGTTGTCGCGCTTCAACACGAACTGGTCGATGCGATAGACGCGCGGGGCGCGGTCCTGCGGCAGGTAGGCCACGACGTTGCCCGCTGCGATCAGTTGCTTGATGACCTCTGCCAGCGCGGGACGGACCTTGAGGTCGTCCATCATCGCGGCGGTCGTCTCGGCCACCTGCGACAGGCGGGTGTCTACGTCGTTCTTGTCGGCCTGAAGTTGCGCCGCCGCGAAGGCGTCGAGTTCCAGTCGGAAGAACTGAACCGAGGTCGGAAACAGGGTCGAGAGCAACCGCGCCGACAGGCTGCGGAGGCCGTGTGCGCCCGCCGACTGATAGGGTTGGGTCGGGCTGTAGTGTTCATTCTGGCCGATCTCTGGAATCAGGCCGGGAATGGTCAGCCGCGATGCCTCACGCGCCTTCTCCAGAACGGAGTTGCGGGCGACCGACAGCGCGCTGAAACGCGCTGCTGCGGTCTTCATGCGGTAGGGTTAGACTTTCGAAGAGAGGGTTCTGCTCGTGATCGCCAGCGACGGGCGCGCGAGGTCGGAGAGAGTGTTTCCGGTGGCGACGTTCGGCGTTGCCGGGAGCGTCGGGTTGGGCGGTGTAGTCGTGGCGCCGGGGACGGTCGGTGTGCCCGTGGCCTTGCGGATCGTCAGCGAGCGAACACCGCCCTGACGGGCGCGCACGACGGCGTCGAGGCCGTCAAGATAGGGGTTGCGAAGGATCGGGGCGTCAGCCGCGACCGGCGCAGAAACCACCTTTGGTTTCTTGAAAAGGGAACACATGAGCGGTCTCCGTTAGAGGGCGTTCGGCCGCTCAAGAGATCGTTCGAACTGGCGTTGAAGTTGGCGGGCGAGATCGCGGCGACCGGCCGCGAACATCACTTCCTCAATCGTCTGGCCGGGGCGCGGCATAGGCTCTGGACAGAAGGTGTCGAGCCACTTGATGAGGTCGGGGATGTTGGTCGGGAAGGTGTCGCGGACGCCGTGAGCGGCGGGCTGGTGTCTGCTCACGCGGCGGGCGCGTCTTTCCAGACGATGCCAATCACGCCACCGATAGCGGCGCCGACTGCCAGAGCGACATCGACATAGGCCGGATCAACGGCGATGCCGAGTGCGGTCGCGAGAGCCACGAGACCGACGTAGGTGCTGCGCTCTTTGAGGCGCGGCAGGATGTAATCGCGAACGAAATTCATGGCGATTGCCCTTTCAAGAAAATGGATTGGGGGCGGGCATCCGGGTTAAATATGGGATGCTCAAATGTGAGGGCCGGTGGGCCGCGAAGATCGAAGAACTGCTGGCGCCGCACACGGTGGACGAGGAAAAACCGGAGCCGCGAATTCTCACAGAAGACGAAGGTGGATGCGCCTACTGCGGCGCAGAACTACCGTTCTCGTTTCAAGCCAGACGCTTCTGTCATGATGGCTGCAAAGTCATGGCGGCCAAGCGGCGGGCCATGGGAAAGCCAGAAGCCAGAGGCTTGGGCGTCGAGGCGACAGCAAACTGCGAATGTTGCGGCGCGGAGTTTACCTACCTGAAGCGCGGGAAGCCAAGGAACACTTGCAGCGTAAAGTGTCAGAGGGCTTTGATGAACCGAAGACGACAGGCCCAACGACTTCATCGGACCCCCACATTCTGAATGCGAGGGCGCCGAGGTCATCGGGAATCGAGATCAGGGTTCCGCCCGTAGGTTCGCGCCCCATGATGTAGAGGTCGTTCCAATCGTGCTGGATGCCCTGCGATAGGAGCCACGCCGAGGCGTCTTCAGCCAAGTCGGTCGGCATGAGGAAGTGCGCAGCGTCCGACTGCATCAGCCCGGCCAGCGCGACGAAGACTGACGGATCAGGCTTCAATCAATCCGGCGCAACTCGCCGTCCGCGTAATCTTTCAGGGCTGCAATGTGGACGGTGTGCGGACCATCCGCATCGCTCATCATTCGGCGGGCGCGGTTGATCGCGTCGTGTGGGTCCATGCCGATTGTGTCGGCGATAACGGTTGCCGCGAGAAACAGTGCGCGCACCTGATCCGAAGGATTGATGTCTTGGATGCGTGAGAGCAGTTCGAAAGCCGGTTCCCGAAGGACGGCGACGGTCGAGTCTGTCACCGCACGATCTGCGATGCTCGGGAGGGGGCTAAAGGGGTTCATGTGGACAGAAGAAGGCTTTGAGGTCTGGTATGATTTTCGCGCCCTTGGCGCAGTTGTAGTCGCCTCTCATCACAACAAGGTTGTCCTGATGGTGAAGTCCGCCCTTTGAGAGCGGGACGACGTGATCGACATGGTATGGCGTGGCGAAGCGAGCGGTCAGGAAGGCGGCCAGCCGATACATCGCCGCGATCTTCAAGTCGCATCGGTCTGGATGTAGTGCAGAACGGAGCCGTGCACGGCGGTTGGCTGCGTTGATCAGTTCTCGATCTGGATTGGCTGCTCGATAGCGCGCGGTAGTTGCCTTCCGTTTTTCAGGATTGGCATGACGCCACTTCGCTGACGACACCCGTGTCTTCTCGCGGTTTTGTTCCTGCCAGTTTCGGGATAGCTGTTTCAGTCGGTCACGATTGGCTTCGGTCCAAGCCGCTTTCGTTGCAGCGGCGCGTTCGGGATTTGCCTCAACCCACTTGCGGCTTGCCGCCGTTTTGCACGACCGGCAGATGCAGTCGGGCTTCAGGGAAGCTCCCGTCGACCAGTTGTTGCCGACGATGAGTTCGACACCGCATTTTCTGCACGTTCGGTTGTTCAATAGCTGGCCCATGGCTCACGCGAAGAGATACGAGGACTGGCGAACCGTCTCGATGTCGAAGGTTCCGAGCGCGGGCACGGGTGGGATTTTTTCTGCCCATTCGGGCGGAAGCTGCGCGACGAACTCTTCGCGGAAAACCTCAAGCCAGTTGGTGGCGTAGAGATCGGCGAAGGTGTTTCGCAGGATGTCTTGCAGTTCGCCGACGCGCGCGGCGTGGACGCCGAAGCTGTCATGGACCACGGCCAGCGAGCGGATGTCGTGGTCGTAGCAACGGTTCGCCACGCCCATCAAATGCGAGGCGTCCATGCTGTGGATCAGGTTCGGACTGATGCCGTTCGCCTGACGCTTGCTGTCCAGTTTGGACAGTTCGTTCCTGACCTGTAGCCGGATGCGCTGGCCCTTGTAGACGACGCGGATCAGGTCGGCCTTGCGGCTCTTGTAGACTTGGAGGACGGGCAGACCCGTGGGCGCCGTCCACCGGATCGGGACACCGGCCTTGGTCATGATCGACGCGACCGTTCGCAGCCACGCCATGGCCTCGGCTGCGGCGACAACAGTGCCCTGAACGCCGTCCCAGATTTCAGCCGCCATGTAGCGAGCCGCCACATAGTTGTCAGCGTCGAGGTAGGGCTGACCGGCGCCGTCGATCTCGCGAAGCGTCTGGAGGATTTGATCGCAGTAGCCGTATTTCGTTGCCGAGTAGGTGAAGGTCATGACCGGGCGTTTGGTGATCTTGCGCGTGACCTTGTTGCCCTTCCATGCAGTCGCGGCAGGGTCGTAGCTCTCGTTCACGCGGGCCTGAACGGCGGCGGCGACATCGCTGTAGATGTCCTGCGGCCGGTCGCCCGGTTCGAGGTTGACGGCCTTGGCTCCGATGGGGTCTCGGAG